CGCGTCGCTCAGATCGCCCATGTCCAGTCCGGTGGCCGTACGTATCTTGGAGCTGTTGTAATGCTGCGCCAGCAACCGGTCGTAATTGTCCTTGTCGAGACGGCTCGCGAGCGGGATGAACGGTTCGACCTCGCCGGGAGCGCGGCCTTCGAGGTCGATCTGGTTGGTGTACCTTACGATCGGGCAGACGGGGTCGCCGTTCGGGGAGAGCGCCATGTGGGGAGTGCAGGACACCAGCCGATATCCACCTGAATCGCAGGTCCACAGCCACACGTTGTACGCATCCCACAATTCATACGCCTGCCGTTGCGGGCCGATGTCGCGCACGCGCACGAAAGTCTGCGGGTAGGTGTCGCGTGCCGGATCGTCGTACACGGCGAGGCTTTCACGCGGCGAATAGCAGTCGATGTGCGATACGACGCCGCCACCGGCCTGTTCGACGGCGCGCACCGCGGTGTAGGCGGTGCCGTATGCGATGGCGGTGCGATGCAACGCGGTCTGACGGCGAGCCATGCGGCTCCTCGACCACGGGGTCCAGAAATCACGTTTGTCCGCATCATCAGCACCGGGGATGTCGACGCCCTCCATGTAGAGGGTCTGGGCGAGCGTGGTGACGACCAGGCCAAGCCACGGTGTCACGCCCATGTCGCGCAGCATGACATGCTCATGCGTGGGATGGGAGAGCCGTATCTTGCGATGGTTCCACCGCCACCAGCGGTCGAGCCTATCCAAATCGTGGCGTTCCGAACCCCATGCCGGCAGAAGCCGGTCACGCAGCATCGACTGGGCGGACTTCTCGGTGCCGATCTCGGTGATCACCATACCTGACCAACCCCTCTTCCCTTGACGTTCAGAAACTCGCGGCGGATGCCGCGAGCGCCGATGGCGCATATGGCCAGATCGATCTTCCTTCGGGACTCGCGTCCCTCCTTGGCGATGCTCATGCCGGCTTTCGTCGGCTGCCTGCGGGCGTTGAGCATGTGGCTTCGCAGTCTGGCGTCGCCGTCGTAGGGGAAGTCATGTTGTTCAATGTCCCCGTACGCCTGGGCGACCATGCCGACGAAACGCTTCTGGATGTCGAAGTGCGTCATGTCGAACATGACCGCGTGACGGTCACGTCCCGAAGGTTGCGCCCACATCTTCAACCGGCGTCCGTAATCGCGATGCCAGGCGTCGAATAGGGAATCCCAGTAGTGCAGCCCGGTGTCGTCGTCTAGCACGTGGCTCGGGTCGCCCCAGAAGCCGACTACGCCGTAGTCGCGCATCGCCTGCCTGACCGTGTCGTCGACGCTTTCCCGTGGCACGCGCCACTTGTCGCCGCGCTTGCCCGGTGGCCGCTGCCACAATCCCAAGGGTTTGACGAATCCGTCGGAGATACGGCAGGCGACCAGTGCGGTCGCATCGTCGTTCAGGGAGCAGTCGAGGAACATCGCGATCCTCTCGCCATGCTCCAGTCTGAGCTCGTCATGCTGGTTCGCGTCGAGCTCCTGGCTGGTGACGAACGCATCCTCGGGGGCCATGCACTGGTTGAACCATTTGCGTCGTGATTCCGACACGGGGTTCTTCGGGTTGATGATCTCCTTCTCGATGCGCCTGGTCGACAGCCATGTGGAGTCTCCGCGGATCGCCTCGATGACCTTCGGTATGCTGTCCGTGGTCATGGGCGTATCCGGCGCCGCCTCAATCGAGTCGTACAGCAACCCGAAATCCATGTACTTGGGGCGCAGCCCAACATCATGGCTGTCGGGGTCTCCCTGCGTGCCCTCCCAAGCCTCACGTACACGCTGGGCGACGGAATCCTCGCCGTCACGGTACGCATTACAGATATCGAGGGTCTTCACGTTGACGCTGTCCTCGCGTTTGGCCGCGTTGCCGGACAGCACGCCATCCATGTCGATGCCGCCGTTGCTGGAATTCCAGTTCTGCGTCTCGTTGCGCACCACCATCGTGGGACGCCCGCCCTCCAACGCCAGCGGAGAGGACGTGACCGCCTCTATCTGCCGACTGTCGCCGAGAGCGTACATGTTGAGCTTGCCCAACTGGATGCCGTAATGCTCGCGCGTCTCACGCGGGATGAGCCCGGGCAGCAGCTTCATCGTGTTCTTCGTCTGCTCCTGGCTCACGGCGCAGATCTGCACCCATGCATTCGGCTCCTCACGACCCACCGGTTCACCAGACACCGGGTCGAAATGGTCGAACGTCAACGGCGCGAAACAGGACGCGACGGCACCTCCCGCGGCCATGGGATCCTTTCCCCAGCCTTTCAACCGCTGCAACACCGCCGTGTCATGCAACGGCCTACCTTCGGAATCGAGCGCGTAGTACCAGAGCCAGAACCTCGCCTGCTCGAGCGTCCACTTCCACGGCGCACGAGCCTTGCTATCACGCAGCCAATACCCGGTCCAGGCGAGGAAATCCCAGCCGAGCGTGATATCCGGCAGCAGCCACCCATGCCCGTCGCGTTTCCACGTCGGCCCGATTCTCACCGGGTCGACCTTCCACAAGGGTTCGGGTTCGTTGGCGAGCGCGTTCCGGTACCAGTCGCGGATCACGTCGAGTTCGGAGTCGCGGGACGGCAGGACGGTCACACGTTTCTTGAGTCTCGCCATCACGCACCATACGTTTTGTTCCACCTGCTGTTGACCACGGCCCGCATGGCGGCGCTGCGCTCGCCATCCCGCGACTGTGCTTCGGGTTTCTCCTCGGGCATGTCGATACCGTTGAGCAGGTCGACCATGTGCTTCTCGTCGCGTCGCAGTTCGGGCAGGAGCGGGTGGGCAACCATCTGCCCCTGGCTGCCTCTGACGGTGAGCTGGTCGCCGATGATACGTCGTTCCTTGACGATGCGGTCTGCGGTGTAGCAGGCGCTTTCCAGGAGCCGGTATTCGGCTTCGGTCAGCTCCCATTTGGTCGTGATGTCCTTCCAGAGGCGTTGCCCGCGCCCCTTTGACGTCAGTCCGGCGGGCATCCTGTATGCGACCATCGCCAACCTCCCGGAATCATACGAGTCTGGATATCACGTCGAACAGATACGTCAGGTCGGCGAGTTTCGCCGGCGCATCATGGAAAGCCTTTCCGGTCCACGTCATGAATCGCGACCGGCTGTACGCCTCCACGTTCATGAGACCCCGCACCTTGACTCCCGTGCGCTCGCCGGCGAGACCCCAGATGTGCAGGCCATCACCCGAAGGGCTCGTCTCGATGTACGTCGAACCGGCCACCGGCGCGAGGATCATCTTCGCCCAGGGCTCAAGATGGTTGCGGCTGTCATAGCAGTGGTCGAGATCGATGCAGGCGAACCCAGAGCCGAGCGCGAAGCCGATGCCGTCGCCGACCTTGGATTCCTCGGCGACCGGGAGCGACGTCCACGTGGAAGGGTCGGTGCTCGAAGCGGGATGTCCGTCGATGGTGACCGGAAGTTTGGACGTGCCGTCGCCGCGGTGGACGAGACGCCATCGCAGCCACCGGTCAGCCATGCCCATGTCCACGGGCACGATACCGACCGTGTGCGCACGCTGGTAGCGTTTCCTGCACGCCGCGTCGAAGAACCGGCGCGGTCGCCCGCGTCGGACGGTGTCGTCGAGTTGCCGTCCGCACCCGCATTCGCAGTATCTCATACCACAATTATATCGTGACGAGGCTAAATAATCAGCGGAACGTCTTACATAATGACCAAAGTCAATAACGTGACAAAGCTAAAACAAAGCGTGACACGACACGGAAAACGGTAGGCAACGCCACACAAACGGCCATAGGAAGCACACAAACGGGGCACTGAGCGCCCATCAGAAGGAAAACCGAAAAACCAAGGAGAAACCCAAAACGGGAAGGGGAAACGTACGTAAGATCGGAAATGCTATCCGGCGGTTATATCGCCTGAGAGGAGAGTACCCCCGCACCCTTGCCGTGGTCAAGCCAGAGAGCCGGGATTGGTTTCGACCGGGTGTTCGCGTTCGTGTTTGTATTCATGGTTGCGTTGTGCGCTTTCCCTTGCGGTCTTCGCTTTGTGGCATTCGTGCGACAGCCATTGCAGGTTGTCGAGGCTGTTGTCGTCGCCGGCTTCGATATGGTCGCAATCGGTGCCGATACCATCGCACCCCGACGCGTGGTGGTCGGCCTGGCATCGTCCGTGTGCTCGCGCTTTGACGATGG